ACCGTCAGCTCGCTGCTGCTGGTGGTGGTGCCATCACCATCGACACCGATGGCGCAGGCACTCAGGCCAACTACACGCCTCAGGCCACTTCGACCTCGGTCGGCGGCAAGATCAACGTGGACAATCGCTTCCAAACCGTGACCGTGAGCTCTTCGGCCAACGTCCGTGCTGGTGACTCGTTCACCATTGGCGGCGTGTTTGCTGTGCATCACATCACCAAGCAGTCCACTGGTCAGCTCAAGACCTTCCGTGTCGTGAGCGTGCCTGCAGGCGGCACCACCCTGGTGATCACTCCCCCGATCATCGGCGCTCAAGGTGTTGCACCTACCGACGCCCAGCTGCAGTACAAGAACGTGGAAGTCGCCACGCCTTCGAACACAGCTGCCATCACCTTCCTGAACGTGAACACCGCACAGGTCAACGTGTTCTGGCAGCGTGATTCGCTGGAAATCCTGCCTGGCCGCTACGCAGTCCCGGCCGATGCTGGCGTCGCAGTGATGCGTGCCACCACCGACCAGGGCATCGAGCTGGTGATGCAGAAGTTCTACGACATTGACAGCATGACCATCAAGTACCGTATGGACACGCTGTTCGGTGTGGTGAACAAGAACCCCGAGATGTCCGGCATCTTGTTGTTCAACCAGTAAACTGGCGAAAGACTGGGGGGCTCCGGCCCCCCTTTCTGCATAGGAGCTCAAAATGCCACTGACCAAAGGTTACTCAAGCAAGTCCATCGGGAAGAATATCTCGAAGGAAATGAAGTCTGGCAAGCCTCAAAAGCAGGCTGTCGCCATCGCTTTGAACGTGGCCACAAAGGCTGCCAAAGCCGCTGGCAAGCCCAGCAAAGCGCCCAAAAAGGCCAAGAAATGAAGTCCGGCCTGTACGCCAACATTCACGCCAAGCGTGAGCGCATCGAGCGCCAGAAGGCTGCAGGCAAGACGCCTGAGCGTATGCGCAAGCCAGGCACCAAAGGAGCGCCAACCGCTGCCGCCTTCAAAGCCGCAGCCAAGACCAGAAAGAAGGCCAAGTGATGGAAGAAAACATCCTCGCACCCAAGTGGGCCAAGAACAAAAAGCCCATCAAGAAGCGCAAGCCGTCCAATCCAATCGACGGCATCAATCACCGCCTGATGGCTGAGCAAGTCACCAAGGTGCTGCAAGAAGTTGCAGTCGAAGTCTCGGCAGTGCCCGACGACAACGCAGCGCCCACCCGCATCGAGCTGATCGAGAAGGCCAAAGAACTCGGCCTGACGTTCACCAAGCGCACCAGCGACGAGAAGCTGCTGGCCATGATCACCGAAGCACTCAACAAGCAGGAGGCCTGATATGGGTTACAGCAAGCGCCAGTTCGTTGCAGCCGCATTCGAGGAAATCGGCCTTGCGTCCTATGTCTTCGACCTGCAACCCGAGCAGCTCCAGTCTGCACTACGTCGCCTCGATGCCATGATCGCGGACTGGAACGGCAAAGGCATCCGTCTGGGCTACCCACTGCCAGGCAGCCCACAGTACAGCGACCTTGACGAGCCGTCCGAAGTGCCAGACAGCGCGAACGAGGCGATCATCACAAATCTGGCCATCCGCATTGCGCCTGGCTACGGCAAAGTGGTGATGCCTGAGACCAAGGCTGTGGCCAAGGACAGCTACAACACCCTGCTGCAGCGTGCGACCGCACCCATCCCGCAGCAGATGCCCGTCACCATGCCGTCTGGCGCTGGCAACAAGCCATGGCGCGTGTACGACAACCCATTCCTGCGTCCTCCGGTCGATCCAGTCACCGCAGGCCCGGACGGCCCCATCGAGTACAACTGAGGACACACCATGCCACAAATCAACCAACTGCCGCTTCTGCTCCAGGCATCGCCTGGCGATCAGATTCCCGTCTACACCCCGAACAATGGTGACGCACGACGCCTGCCCATCGGTGCTCTTCTGGATTACTTCCAGCAGACATTCGCTGCGCCTACGCTGTCCACCAGCATTTCGACACCCGGCACTGGCTTCAACATCACCGTGCCAACCCCTGTGAGTCAGCAACTGTGGATGCTGTTGCAACCCGCTGGGACTTTGGCCTCTGGCACGATCACCCTGCCGCTGAACACCCAGACGCCTGACGGCACTGAGGTGCTCATCACGACTACGCAGCAGATCACGAGCTTCACGCTGGCGCTGAATGGCGCATCCGCAGCTTATGGCGACCCAAGCACACTGGCCGCTGAAGACTTCTTCCGCATGCGCTTTGTCCAGTCTCTGAACAGCTGGTATAGGATCGCCTGATGGCCACAAAAAAAGACCCGCGTCTGGCTCGCGTCGGTGTCGAGGGCTACAACAAGCCCAAGCGCACACCGTCGCATCCGACAAAATCACACGTCGTGGTGGCCAAGGACGGCGACCAGATCAAGACCATCCGTTTTGGCCAGCAGGGCGTGTCCGGGTCTCCGAAGCGCGAAGGCGAGTCCAAATCGGACAAAGCCCGGCGCGAATCATTTATGGCCCGTCACAAAAAGAACATCGCCAAGGGCAAAATGTCTGCGGCATTTTGGGCGGCCAAGGAAAAATGGTGAGTTGAATGCAAGTGCCCATCCTTTCAGGAATTTTTGCTGACAACGGGCCAGACCTGCGCACGTCGTACCCGGTCAACCTGGTGCCAGTCCCGAAAGAATCGGGCATCAGCAAGGGCTTTCTGCGCCCTGGTGACGGCATCGTGGCCAACGGCACAGGCCCAGGCATTGACCGTGGCGGAATCAACTGGAACGGCGTCTGCTACCGGGTCATGGGCACCAAGCTCGTGACCGTGGCCAGCAATGGCGCTGTTACCGTGCTGGGTGACGTTGGCGGCCCTGTCAACACCCTGGTGACGATGGACTATAGCTTCGACCGCCTGGCCATCGCTTCCGGTGGCCGCCTGTACTACTGGAACGGCGCACTCACACAAGTGACCGACCCCGACCTTGGTGTGGTGCTGGATGTGGTCTGGGTAGACGGCTACTTCATGACCACCGATGGCACGAGCCTGATCGTGACCGAGCTGTCCGACCCGACCCAGGTCAACCCGCTGAAGTACGGCAGCTCCGAAGTTGATCCCGACCCCGTGGTGGCGCTGCTCAAGCTACGCAACGAGGTCTATGCGCTGAACCGCAACACCATCGAGGTGTTCGACAACGTGGGCGGCGAGTTTTTCCCGTTTCAACGTATCGATGGCGCACAGGTGCAGAAGGGCGTCATCGGCACGTTCGGCTGCTGCGTGTTCGTGGAGAGCGTGGCCTTCCTCGGCTCTGGCCGCAATGAAGCCCCTGGTATTTACCTCGGTGCAAATGCGACTGCTCAAAAAATCAGCACACAGGAAATCGACCAGATTCTGCTCGGCTACACCGAGGCGCAGCTGGCCGGTGTGAAGCTGGAGGCACGCAACGACAAGGCCCACCAGCACCTGTATGTCCACCTGCCCGACCGCACGCTGGTGTTCGATGCTGCGGCAACCGCAGAGCTGAGCGCACCCGTGTGGTTTACGCTGACCACCAGCCAAGTTGGATTCAGTCAGTACCGCGCAAGGAATCTGGTCTGGGCCTACGACAAGTGGTTGGTCGGCGACCCGCAGTCCAGCGCCATTGGCTACCTGGTGGACAACATCAGCAGCCATTGGGGCCAGATCGTGCGCTGGGAGTTTGGCACGCTGATCGTCTACAACGAGAGCAATGGCGCGATCTTCAACGAACTGGAGCTGGTCAGCCTGACTGGCAGTGTGGCGCTTGGCGTAAACCCCATGATCTCGACCAGCTACAGCGTGGACGGACAGGCATGGAGCCAAGATCGCAGCATCCGCGCAGGGACGACCGGCAGCCGCAAGCGTTTGGCCTGGTTCCAGCAGGGCCACATGCGCAACTGGCGCATCCAGCGATTCCGTGGCGACAGCCAGGCTCACCTGTCCTTCATCCGTCTCGAGGCTCAGATCGAGCCATTGGCCTACTGATGGCAACGCAAAAGCTCAACCTCACCCGCGACCAGCTCGCCTCGTTCCTCCAGAACTTTGAGCAGGTCAAGCAGTTCGAGCGCCTTTTTGCACTGGCTGATCAGATTTCGCCATCACCAGACACGCCAAGCATCGAAGTGTTGGCTGGCAACAGCCAGGCCACAGCCAATGAGGCACTGGCTCAGATTGTGAGCCTGGCCAAGGATGTTGCCATCAACGCAGGAAACGCAGACCAGAAGGCCGTGCAGGCACTGGACACGCTCGACCGCATTGCCAACGCTCTGGAAATGCTGGCCACTGCGCCCGTGATCCAGAACAACAACTCTGTGGTGACGGACTACATCGACCTGCCAGAAGATGGCCCACACGTCACGCAAGCAAGGCGCGTGCAATGGAATCAGGACGACGGCACGATGGATGTTGGCCTGTACGGCGGAAGCGTGCTGCAGGTCGGCCAAGAGATCATGTACTACGCCAAGAACACCAGCGGCGCACTGATCGCAAACGGAACGCCTGTGATGTTTACCGGCACTGTCGGCGCATCAGGCAAGCTGACATTTGGCCTGGCTGTCGCTGACGGCTCTGTGCTGGCCGACTACATGATGGGCGTGGCCACGCAGGACATTGCCAACAACGCCTTCGGTTACGTGACCAGCTTTGGCCTTGTGCGCGGATTCAACACCACCGGCGCACCGTATGGCGAGGTGTGGGCAGACGGCGACTTGCTGTATTTCGATCCGGCAACGCCTGGGACATGGACGAACGTCGCGCCGCAGGCCCCGAACATTGACGTTCCCGTGGCCGTGGTGGTCAACGCTGGCAGTGGTGGCTCTGGGTCTATCTTTGTGCGCATGACGGTGGCTGAATCTTTGGCCAGGCTGCAGGACGTCTACATCAACGGCACAGGAACACCCAACGACTTCGATGTGCTGCTCTACGATGCCACTCAGTCCCGATGGGAAAATAAACCCGCATCTGCTGTGCAGGTGCTTGAATGGATGAGCATGTAATGGCCTTTCAGAACATCACCCCCACAAAGCTCGGCCAGGCCGCGATCACCACAGGAGTGACCACGCTCTACACCGTCCCGGCCAGCACTCGCACGCTGCTCAAGGAGTTCAGCATCTCCAACACAACCGGAAGCGCGATCAATGTGCGCGTGTTCTTGGTACCGTCGGCAGGATCGGCTGGCACTGGCAACGCTTTCCTGTACGACGTGTCTGTTCCTGCAAATAACACCCTGCAATACAACGGCATCGAAGTCATGGACGCAGGGGACACCATTCAAATCCAGGCTGCATCTGCAGGCCTGACAATCATCGCCAGCGGCGCAGAAGCCACTTAAGGAGAACGACATGGCAGTCACAGCAAAGCCCCTCATTGGCTCCAAGCAGATGGAGGCCGCACAGACAACGCAATACACCGCGACCAACTGCACGGCCATCATCGACAAATTCACCGCCACCAACACCAGTGGCGCAAACGCACTGATCAGCGTCAATCTGGTGAGCAGCGGCGGCAGCCCTGGTGCAACCAATCTGATCGTGGACAGCCGTGCCATTGCCCCGGATGAGACCTATACCTTTCCCGAGCTGGTTGGCCAAGTGCTGGCCGCTGGTGGGTTTATCTCGACCACAGGCACAGCCACCGCGCTGACCATCCGCGCATCTGGCCGCGAAATCACATAAGGAGCGCACCATGGAAATGCCCAAGATCATGATGGCTGGATTCACTGGCCTGCCAGATTCTGAGCCGTTCATCACGACGTCCGAGAACAAAAAGAACACCCAGGTGGTGATCGACGACTGGATGCTTGGCCCTGAAAACCCATCCAACGAACCAGGCGCAAACAAGCCCTACTGGATGAAGCTGGCCAAGGCCATGCAGACGGACGAGAAAGAGGCCCGTCGTCGTCGCTGCTCCAACTGCGAGTACTACGACAACAGCACCATGATGCAGGCCAACATGGAGCGCATCCCGCAAAACGAGTGGGACACTGGCGCAGGCTTCCGTGGCTACTGCCACAAGTTCGATTTCATCTGCCACGACCTGCGTTCCTGCCAAGCCTGGGAAGAACGCGAGTACGACTTTGATTGACAGGCGATGCAAATGTGGGAAAATACAGGTGCTGAGCCTATCGAGCCGCCAGCAGCTCATCGCCACTTGGAGGGTAGAGCATGACTGGTACGGATAGCCTCAAACAGAACCTGCAACAGGTTCTGGCGCTGCCTGCACCGGCCACTGAGTGGCTGCTGATGCTGTGGAACGCGATCCAGGTCTTTGACGACGTGGCAGACGGCGATCCAGTCGAGCGCATCGATCTGAATGCCGCCATCTGGAACACCCTGGTGGCGATGAATCAAAACACCTTCTTCCTGCAGAATTCGCCTGTCCTGGTGCCATGCGTGGCATCCATGGTCTTGAAGTGGCAAGCCTCCGACCACGTTGAGCGTGCTGGGCTTGCTGATGCACGCTCCTACATGTGGCGTGCTGGGTACTACGACGTGGTCTTGATGGCCATGCAGCTTTGCCATGGCGCGAAGTTTGCCAACGAAAATGCCCACTTGGTCATGGAGCTGTATGGCGAGACGTTTGAAGAATACATGAAGGAGTTTGGCCATGCCTGATCCAGTAACCGGATTAATCGTCGGCGGTACACAGCTCGTCGGCGGCCTGATGCAAGCCGACGCAGCTGGTGATGCTGCTGCTCAACAAGCTGCCGCCAGCGAGGCTGGCATCGCAGAACAGCGTCGCCAGTTTGACATGGTGCGCGAGCTGCTGAAACCCTATGTCGAGGCTGGTGCTCCTGCACTCGCAGCACAGCAGGCCATGCTTGGCCTTGGAACACCAGAGGCTGAGGCTGCGCAGATCGCAGCAGCTGAGCGCTCCCCAACATTTCAGGCCATGCTTCGCACCGGCGAGGAAGCCTTGCTGCAGCGTGCATCGGCCACTGGTGGCCTGCGTGGCGGAAACGTCCAAGCGGCGCTGGCCCAATTCCGTCCGCAGCTGCTGGCGCAGGAGCTGGAGAACCGATACAGCCGCCTCGGTGGATTGACCGCACTTGGCCAGCAGTCCGCTGCCGGTGTCGGCACGGCTGGCATAGAAACTGGCTCGGCCATCGCACGACTGCAGGCCGAACGTGGCGCAGCCCTTGCTGGTGGCGAGCTTGGCCAGGCCAAAGCCTTCAGCGGCCTGCTGAACCTCCCGGCCCAGGTGCTTGGCGCACAGTACGGCGCAGGCGGCAAACTTGGCCTTGGCTTCGGCAGCCTATTCTGAGGACAAGAACATGCCAGCACCCTACGACTACTCCATCAACGTTCAGAGCCCGTTCGAGGCTGCCGTCAGCGGCCTGAAGCTGGGCGCTACCATCGCAGACATTCGCACGCAGCAAGAGGCTGCCGCGAAGGCTGCCGAACGCCAGAACATGCTCACTCAGGGTATGCAGGCGCTGATCAACAATCCGAACCCGACCGCACGCGATTTCACCAACATCGCAATGCTGCTGCCTGAAAAAGAGGCAGCCAGCATGCGTGCCAACTGGGACACGTTGAACAAAGACCAGCAGGACAACGAGCTGCGCTTCAGCGGCCAGGTCATGTCGGCATTCAGCTCCGGCGCACCGCAGATTGGCGTGAGCCTGCTCCGCCAGAAGGCAGAGGCCGAGCGCAACTCCGGGCGCGAAGACCGCGCCAAGGCCTACGAGACCTATGCCCAGCTGGCCGAGACCAATCCAGGCGCTGCCCAGAAGACCATCGGCATCATGCTGGCTGGTGTACCTGGTGGCGACAAGGTGCTGGAATCCTCGATCAAGGCACTCAAGGCCCCGGCAGAAATCCGCACTGGCGAGGCTGGTGCCACCAAGGAAGAGCTGGTCACGGCCAATACGCCGACCCGCTTGGCCTTGGAAAACGCCAACACCGGCGCACAGATTCGCAACATCGACAGCCAGATCGCAGACCGTTCTGGCCGCTTGGCGCTTGACCGCGACAAGCTGCAGACCGACGTGGAGATGAAGCTGTTTGAACTTGGCCAGGCTGGCACCAAGCTGGACAACGACGCACGCAAGATCGTCAACGACGCCACCATCGCAGCCGTCGGCAACGAGCAGGCTGCAGGCCGCATGCTTGACCTGGCTGGCCGCATCGAATCCGCACAAGGCGGCAAAGGCGCGTTCACAAAGGCCAGCGAGTGGTTCGCAGGTGCAACCGGCCGCCAGGACGAGTGGACGCAGATGCGCCAGGAGTACACCCGCCTGCGCAACACCCAAGCGATCAAGATGCTGCCGCCTGGCCCGGCCACCGACAAGGACATCCAGCTGGCGCTTAAGGGTTTTCCCGAAGAAACCGCCAACGCTGCCACCATCGCCTCGTTCTTGCGCGGCATGGCCAAGATGCAGCAGTTCGACGCAGCGGCAAAATCTGCCGAGGCCGAATGGGTCAACTCAACCGGCTCCCTTGGCCGCGCCAAGACCGACATCAACATCGGCGGCATCCAGGTGCCTGCTGGCACGACCTTCGTGGACTTCATGCGCCAGTACGGCGAGCAACGCGCCCAGGGTCTGGCTGCACAGCAAGCCAACGTGGTCACCGGCCAGCGTGGCTACATGCGCTGGGCCAACCCGCAAACCGGCCAAGTTCCTGCACCAGGCACCATGGGCAGCGGCACTTTCCAAGTCCCTGGCCAATAAGGACAACAGATGGCCCAACAAGCTCCAAACAGCTACAAAGACCCGTTCTGGTCTGACCTGGCGTCCAGCACCGAGCAGAAACTCGGCCTGCCGTCTGGTCTACTCAAGTCGGTGCTGCTTTATGGCGAGCGCAGCAATGCCGATCAGGTGTCTGAGGCCAACGCCAAGACGCCATTCCAGATCATCCCGGCCACCCGCAAGGCTGTGCTGGACAAGTACGGCGTGGATGCCTACCTGAGCCCACAGAATGCGGCCGAGGCTGCTGGCCTGTTGCTCAAGGAATCCCTGCAGCGCAACAAAGGCGACATCAAGCTGGCCGCCGCCGAATATCACGGTGGCACCGACCCGAAAAACTGGGGGCCTCGCACAAAGTCCTACATCGAGCGCGTGACCGCTGGTGTCGGCCAAGAACAACAAGCCACACTCCCCGGAGGTGGGGAGAGCACGTTTCAGCGCGTCATGGCATCCCGAGGTGGTGCTGGCGCTGCTATGGCTCCTGGCTCGATTCAAAACATCTTCAACGCCTACAGCTCCGGCCAGATGACGCCTGAAGAGGCGGCAGAGTTCGAGGCCGACGTCCAGTCCGGCGCGATCATGCTGCCCCGTGGCGCTGCATTGCGTGGCCAACAGCCTGCGCCAGCCCAAGGCACCAAGCCCAGCACGCAAGTCGCTGAGCTGCCGCCTGCCGTGGTCGATGCCTACAACACAGGCCGCATGACCCGCCAGGAGATGATGGACTTGGAGTCCGACGTCAAGAACGGCATGGTTCGTGCACCGGCTGGCATGCAGCTCAAAGGCACAGAGGCCTTGGGCGTGCTTGGCGGCATCCGTGAGGCCATCACCGGAACAGAGCGCGAAACGCCCACAACTCAGGCGCTGCCTGATTGGGCATCGATGCCAGAGCTCAACACCTTTAGCATGGCCAGCTTTAAGTCGGCCCTGGGCACGATGATGACCAACCCGCAGGAAACTGTGCAGGTCATCCAGTCCAACTTCCCCGGCGTGCAGGTCAGCCAGGACGAGAAGGGCAACTTCGTGCTGCAGTCCTCGATCAATGGCCAGCTGTACGCCATCAAGCCCGGCTTCCAGGTGAGCGACATTCCCCGCGCTGCTGGCGCTTTGGCTGCCTTTACCCCGGCTGGCCGAGCCACAACACTGCCCGGCATGGCCGCTGCTGCTGGTGGAACCCAAGCCGCCATCGAAGCCACGCAGGCTGTAACTGGTGGACGATTCGATGCTGGCGAGGTTGCTACCACTGCTGCTCTGGCTCCCGTCCTGCCTGCCACTGTGCGCGGCGTACAGGCCGTCCGTGCGGCCCGTGCGCCCGTTGCCCCTGCCGCTGGCCCTGCGGCCCCTGCTGGCGCTCCTATGGGCACGGCAATGGCTCCTGCCGCGCCTGCCCGTGCTGCCGCTGCCGCGCCTGAAGTCCAGCCTTCTGCCATGCAGGTCACGCCACCGGCTGCTCCGGCTGCCGCCATGACTCCGCAGGAGCTGGCCACGACTGCACGCACGGCCGCCGAAGGTGGCCTCGGCGCGACCCGTGCCACCAGCGTGCTGGCTGGCCAGGCTGCACCCGACCCGAAAGTGCTAGAAGCTGCCCGACGCCTTGGCATCGACGAATACTTGCAGCCCGACCACCTGACGGCAAACCAGGCCTACCGTGAGCTGGCCCAGGCCGTCAAATCCGTGCCTGGCAGCCAGACACGCGCTGCCGAGATTCAGGGCCTTGAGCAAGTTGGCCAGCGTGCCGACCGCCTGATTTCCGAGATCGGTGGAACGACAGACCTGAGCAAGCTCAACCAGGCCGTGCGCTCGCAGCTCGACCAGACCGTGACCAACCTATCAAACCAGGCCGACGACGCCTACAAGGCACTGCGCAAGCAGATCCCGTCACAGACCCGTGGCGAGGCCACCAACGTGCTGGAATTCGTGCAGCGTCGTGCCGATGACCTGGACGGCGCAGAAAACCTGTCCGCACTGGAAAAGATGGTGCGCAGCAAGCTGACACCCAAGCCCATTAAGGACGAGGCTGGCAACGTGATCGGCACCCGTGCACCGACCTACGCCCTGATCGATGACGTCCGACGTGATGTTGGCGCTGCCGCACGCCAGGCTGGCCCTTTTGCTGATGCTGACACCGGCCTTGCAAAGCGGCTCTACAGCCTGATCGACGATGACCAGTTTGCACTTGCCCAAGGCGCTGGCCAAGGTGAAAGCTACCGCCTGGCCAAGAGCCTCGTGCAAATGCGCAAGGGTTTTGAGGATGACATGGTGTCCCTGTTTGGTCGCCAGCTCGACCAAAGCCTGGTTGGAAAGCTGGAATCGGCCACCATGTCTCTGACCAAGGGCGACGCCGATAAGCTGGCCAAGATTCTGACCGCAATCCCGAAGGACATGCGCCAGATGGTCACTGCCTCGGCGCTGAACACCGCATTCGGCAAGGCAACCCAGAACGGCGTGCTGAACTTTAACACCTATGCCAAGTGGTACGAAGGTCTGCTGGCCAACAAACAGGCCTATGCCGCGCTGATGGCCAACCTTCCGCAGCCTGCACGCAAGCAGCTATCCGACCTATACCGTGTGGCCAGCAACGTGAGCAAGGCAACCCGCGAGCGCATCACAACCGGCCGCATTCAGGCCGTCCAGCAAGAGCTGCAGGGCGCTGACAATCTGCTGTCCAACATCTACGGCGTGGCCAAGCGTGCGGCTGTCGGCTTGCCCATCGAGGCGGCCACCACTGCCGTCGGCCTGCCTGGCGCTGGTATTGCGTCCGGTCTGACGGCTGCACTGACCAAGGGCAAGCCTGGCGCACTGAAAGCAGCCGATGAGCTGATCTCGTCGCCTGAGTTCCAGCGCCTGGCTGTTGAGACAGTTTCCACGGGCAACCAACCGTCAAAGGCTACCGTAAAGGCTGTCTTGATGTCACAATCTTTCCAGAAGTTTGCCGACGCGGTGAAACTCCCACGCGAAATGAGTGCGCGTGAGAAGTTCATCGTTCAATCGCTGCAGGCCCAGGAGCAATTCGACCAGGAGAACCAGTAATGTCCGCACTCAGCATTCAGCCCACGTACCCGATCTTTACAGAGACGGATGGGCAGCCGCTGGAAGACGGCTACATCTGGATCGGCCAAGTCAATCTTGACCCACAGGTCAATCCGATCAATGTTTACTTTGACGCTGCTCTGACCATCCCGGCAGGCCAACCAATCCGCACGATCAACGGCTACCCATCACGCAATGGCACGCCTGCACGCTTGTACGTCAACAGCGACTACAGCATCCGCGTGATGAACAAGAACGGCAGCGTGGTGTACAGCGCACCAGCCGCGACTGAGCGTTACGGCAACGTGATCACGCTGAATGATCTGACATTTTTGCAGGCTGGACTTGGTGCACAACCGAGAACAGCACTCAACAAAATGCGTGAAATGGTCAGCGTCTTTGACTTCATCCCAGAAGCTGAGCACGCTGCGATTCAGGACAAAACATCGACTTACGATTGCACAGCAGACGTTGCTGCAGCCATCGCGTATGTTGACAGCATCACCGATGCTGAGAAGTTCTTGCACTGGCCTGCTGGATGGTATCGGTTGGGCAAAATTGATCTGACCGCCACACGCGAGATCATGTTCCACAGCGATGGTTACGTGCTGTGGATTGGAAATGACGCGACGAATGGTTTTGTGTTCGGCTCCACAAACTACAACCCGTCAAACCCAGGGGCATCTACGATCACAGCCGGATTCCGCATGATCGGTGGCAATTTTGAAGTCACTGCGCTTGCTGGCCAAAACTACACATATGGCGTCCGGCTTGAGCATTTCTACAGGTCGGTATTCCAGTATCTGAGCGTCAGTGGTTCTTTTGGGCCATCTGTCGGCGCAAACCGTATTGCTGCTTACATGCAATACAGCTACACCAACACGTTCATCAAATGCTCGTTTGGTAGCCCTGGTGTTCCAGATGCACTTTATTTGTCCGTGAACCTGTACATGGACAACAACAACTGCAACCTGAACACGTTTGACAACTGCAACTGGGTTGGTGTTTCTGGCCAGCCGACACTTGCAGGCACTGTTGGTGTGGTCGTGTCTGGCAACGCCAATCAGTTCAGAGGTTGCGACATTTCTGCAATTTATATTGCGTTCGACATTACACGCGCAGACGGCTGCACGTTCATCGGCAACTACCATGAGTTCGTGACCAATATCGTCCGATCTGGCATCGGTGCTGGCATTGCAACCGGCAACACATTCATCGGTGGCTATTACGAAGTGGTTGAGAACGCAACTGCGTTCATTTTGCCGAACACGCAAAACACGACGATCATCGGCCCCCGCATTCGTGGCTACTCCGGTGAAGTCAACCAGACGTTCATCAACCAAGACACCACATGCTATGGCTTGAATATCATTGCACCGAACCTTGAGAACATCGCCAACACTCTGACGGGCACATATCGTGGCAATGGCGGTGCTGCCACGCTTGGCATTACGCAATCACAGTGGGTTTCTTTCCCTGGCACGCAGGTCGCGTCAACCGATCCAAACACGATGGACGACTACGAGGAAGGCACATGGACACCAACCTGCACGGGCGTGACTTTTTCGTCTGCTGTCGGTCAATACACAAAGATCGGCCAACAGGTTACTTTGAATTTCACAGTCACGTTCCCTGTCACTGCTGACACTAACTTTGTTCGGTTCATCAATCTTCCGTTTGCTGGACAGGCTGGCGCTGCTTCTGAGGCAAATGGATTGGCTGTTGGATACAACGCAACTAACTTCCAAGTTGGCGGCACAGTTTCTACGAACACGCTGTTGATCCACAAGGTTGGTGCTTCTGGTGCGGCAGACCCGACAAATGCAAACTTCAGCAACACCACGTTCAGTGGAAGCATTACATTCAACGTTTAATTGAAAGGACGCAAAATGGCACTCACTGAGAAAAAAATCGTCGACCAAATTACTGTAGACGCGATCGGGACTGTTTTTGTGCGAGAGGCAACCATCGTAGAAAATGATGGTGCAGAAATTGCGAAAACTTACAAACGTTGGTCTTTGAACAAGGGCCAAGACGTATCAGACCAAACACAACAGGTGCAGGATATTTGCGCTGCTGCCTGGAAAGAGTAAGGTGACGCCATGTTGAAAACAGTCGGAAATCCATCCACAAGATACGGTGATCAGACCATCGTCAATGGCAATTTGGTCATTGGCACAGCCGGGAAAGGAATCGACTTTTCTGCCGATAGTCACGCCACTGGAATGACCAGCGAGTTGCTTGACGATTACGAAGAGGGGGTTCATTCGCCAACAATCACTGCCTCTGCAAGTGGCACGATCTCCTTGTACGCCAACTGGGACACGCTGTCGTACACCAAAGTTGGTCGTCTTGTTACTGTGACAGGC